ATCAACCATACCCAAGTCTACTGTGAAAGTAGAACCATCGGTAGCAGTATCAACTTCAATACCTGCGTTCAGGACCATAGTACCTTTAGGTACAGCAATTACAGGAATAACATCAGAAGCTGCAAGAGCAGAACCTTTATCAGACAAAGCTGTAGCCCAGTTTAAGGTAGTCTGAACCATATAAGGGTTGCGTCCACGTTGTGAATTTCCAGCGGCTGAACGAAGAGTATTATCACCAAGTGCCATATCTCATTCCTCCCTTATAGACCTGACGTATAGATCGCATTGACCAGAGCTTCTGGACGAAGGATCTTACGACCATATAGATGCATACCCCGAACAATGTCAGCGAATGAATCTGGATCACGGTATGTTTCAGTCTTGTTAATCTGTTCTGCAGTTGCAGCAGCAGATGAATGACCAGCAACCAATACACCATAGTGTGAAGAACCTGTAGATGTGGTAGAGGTTGGACCGTTACCTACTTCAGGAAGGTTGTTAGACATAAAGACTTTAAAGCCGTGAATGTTATTGATGATCAAGCCATTTTGAAGTCCTGATCCACCGAAGTCTGCATTCAGAAGACGTGAGTCTTCGTCTTTCAGAAGTTCAGCAAATACAGGGTCAATTACGAGCCAACGACCTGCTGTGTCAACATTTTGTTGATCCAGCTTACGTGACATACGTGCAATAACTTGCATCGGTGTCGCATTAGCTGTAGTAGTATTCAACGTATCTGCACCTGTACGAGGTTTGACAACGATAGAGTTACCACTAGTACCGCTATTAAAGTCAGACGCATCCAACTTCATGTTAGCAAGCAGTTCATCAGAACCAGCAGTCGTTACAGCTTTAGAACCGTTTACGGTTGTGTTAGCTGTATCGGCACGTCCGTGGATTGCTGACTGTTTAAAGCCAGAAATATACCCAAGAACGTCTTGGTCAAATTGGTCAGCCAAACGATAGGCTGCACGATCAGATGCGATAGATTGAAAGTTCACATGTGAGTGAGCTTCCTCAATATCATCGACCTTAAAGGCAAAGTAGTTAGCTTTGTCAATAGTCAATGAAAAGTCTTCGTCATCAAGATCCTGTGGAGTGATTGTTGTACCACGTGAGTACGCCTTCACTGTAATCTCAGGTTCTTTAATGATTTTGACACTATCGCCCATGTTTGCAATCTCTCCGAAATAATCAGAGTTAGTGATTGCCTCAACAACAGATGCTTTGCGGAATGCAAGTTGCACCTGTTTGGAGTAGATTACGGGACTAAAGTTGCCATTAGGCAGGTTGCCGTAACCTGACGCTGTTGAAAATGCCATTGATATTCTCCTTATAGCATTATGAGCACACAGATGCGAAACTAACTTTACTTACTAGAGGCTAATGTACTAGGGTGCATAAAACGTAATGTTGGCCTACATTACACCTTATGGGCCATGAGGGATTAGGTGGGTCCGAAAGTACTTGTTGTTTGCTAAAGTTACAAAAAGTGTAGGTAAACCTATGAAGGGGCTACACTTTTTATAGTATACATATAGTTATATCATAATTAACTTATATGTCAACTCTTTTTATCGGGCAGAACCCGACATATCATAAATAAATTTACCAGTACGAATAGCTTCCATAATATCGTCGGCTGCTTTTTCATATTGTGCTGCGGTCATTTTATTTACGACACTTTCTTTATATACCGTTCCTTCTGAGTCTGTATCAGGTTGACTTCTACTGTTACGACTACCTACAGAACGGGCTGCATCTTTTTCATTTGCAGATTTTTTAGGTTTAATATTACGATCTGCTTTATACAAATCAATTGCACGTGAAGCAGAACGAGCATCACTATCGTTTTCATAAAGAGCATCTTGAACCCACTTAGGTTGTTCTTCTGCCCACTCATGGAAATCATCACTTTCACGAATCTCGCCAAAGTCTGGGTGAGCTTTCATCAGTTCTACTTCTGCTTTTTCTCTGGAAGCTGTAGCTCTAAGCTCATCAATTTCTTTTACACGATCTTCTAGTCCAGCACTTTGTTCACGAGCTTTTTTAATTGCAATTGTTTCAACTATAGCTGCTACATCAGGATATTGTGTAGCCCAAGCCTCAATGTCTTCGTCAGACTTAGGGAGTTTAATTTCTTTACGTGTTACATCTTTTAATTGGTTTTCTAGGTTTTTAAACTTATCTTCCCAATCTTTTTCTTTTTGTTGCATATGGCGACGAAGATCACCATATCGTTTTTTAAAACTTTTTTCTTCTGCACTTGTAGGTTCAGCTTCTGCAGGTTCTTCTTCTTTTACTTCACCTTTTTGTTGTGCAATAAGTTGCTCTAATTCTTCTTCATCTTTTTTAATACGATCTTGATTAGAGTATGGCTTTGTCATAAACGCCATAGATTTTTGTGGTTGTTCCACTACCATTTCTTCAGACATATTATTTCCTTAACTGGGGCCACCGTAGCCATGTTGGATGGGGGATGAGTAGCCAGCGTATCTAGGTTATTTATCGTGTTCCTAGCCCACGTCTTTTTGTTCTTGCTGTTGGTGTTCGTTTTACACCTAAATCAGCAAGTGCCAATTCATTTCCTAATACTTTACTAAGAACCAAACCTTGTTGCGTACCACGCATTGCACGTACTATATCCTTTTCATCTTCTGAAAGTTTATTATAACGCATTCCTACTTGAGATAAATATTCTTTATATGTTTGCTCTGCCATTTATTTACCCATCTTTTCTTTTATAATACCAGCAATATACACTACTGGATGTACAATCTTACACCATACATTACCGATAATATCATCTTTAGCTTTGCCTTTAGTCAGAATGTAACGTAAGTGTTGTGTTCTGTGTTTTGCTAACGCAGCACCTAACTTAGTAAGTAGTGTGCTTTTTCTCATACCTTTAACATATGGTTGGAATAACCAATGATAACCTGTCTGATGGTATGGCGTCAAGTGTTTTTTGTGATATACATCCCATATTTTCATAGCATGTTGCCAATCTGCAAGTTGTGTTTGGCGATACATTTCAGTGCAAACTATTTTGTCTTTAGATGCTGCATCGCCTCCACCTCCTCCATCTCTGGAGCCTCCTTCATTAGCACGAGCACTGTCACGTTCAGCTACAAGATCATTTAATTTATCATTCCAACCATCTTTCCCTGCTTTTTTAATTTCAACATTTATTTCTTTTTGTATGTCTGCTTCACTACGACCTGACGATGCAATATTTGTAGATTTACTAGTTGTAGTAGCAGTAGGTCTATCATCTTTAGATTTAGTTGTTGTTGGTCTTGCTTTAGGACGTAATGATACATCAGGTGCTAGTGAAGGTTGTGCAGTAGTAGTAGCTTTATCGTCTTTAGGTTGGGGTTTAGATATAGGTTGCTCTACAGTTACTTTTGTTGATGTAGCTGCAGGTTGCGCTACATTAGTAGGTACAAACCCTCTACCTGTAACTACCTCACTAACGGGCTTAATTGTCTCTACTGTAGCTGCAGGTTGTGCTATATTAGTAGGTACAAACCCTCTACTTGTAGTTACTTCACTAACTGGTTTAATTGTCTCTACTGTAGCTGCAGGTTGTGCTATATTAATGGGTACAAACCCTCTATCTTCAGTTCTTGGATCAACTGTTGTAGTAGGAATTGCTGTTGCCATTTGATCTTGTAAAGCAGCCTGTTCCTTACGTCTACTATCTGCTGCTGCTGCAAATCCTAATGGAGTGCGAGTAGCATCATCTTTAGTAACTGTACCATCAGCAGTTACAAAAGTATCAAATGTAGTTTGCACTGGTTGTTGTACAGGAACAGGATCAAATGCTACATCTATATCTCTTCCTATGGGAGTTGTAGTTGTTGGTGTAGGTGCAATAGTTTCGGCTGTAGCTGCAGGTTGTGCTATATTAGTTGGTGCAAACCCTCTATCTTGAACATCTTTTGTTGTTACTACAGAAGGAGTTTGATACACAGAAGCCAACTCTTTTCTTTTTGCAATTGGATCTTCTGCTTGTATTCTTTGAGTTCTTCTTTGTATTTCATCAGGCTGTAGTGATTCATCTCTACTCAAACCACCCGTACCTGTAGGTAGTATTGTACTTGCATATGCAGGATCTTTAGAAAGATCGGGTATTACATCAAATGCTTTTTCTCCTGTAGGCATTATACCTGTAGCTGCTATTTCCCTCATAGTATCTCTATCATCTAAATTTGTTATGGGTACTTCTGGGTCAGCTACTACAGGAAGAGATATAGATGTAGGTGGTACTTGGCTTATATCAAAAGGATCTACACCACTTGAAATATACTGTTGTACTTGTTCAGTTAAAGCTGCATCAGACTCAGGTGTTTCCATTTTAACAGGTGTGCTTTCTGCAACTTTTACAGTCTGTTGTTTTACTTCTTCAGGAGCAAGTATACCTTTTACTATATTTTTAACTTTATCAAAAGCACCTGCTGCATCTTCTTTACCTTCAAGTATAGCTTTAATTTTTCTTAGCTGTGCAACTTGTCCTTCGACAGGTGTTCCTTTAGCTTCTTCAATACGTTTATCAATGGTTGCAAGTATACGTTTCTTTTGATTAGATGTGGCTACCCGTGTAAACAGGCCCATAGGTAAACCGCCAAGTGCTCCCATAACACCTGTGGCAAGTGAGGAAGTACCATCTACAAATTTAGTAGCTTCTTTAATGTACATGTCAAGAGGAACACCTTCCCAACTACCAGCTTCTGTAAATTCATTTCTAACTATTGCAGAGCTACTTTCACTTTCTGAAGAATTACGTGGTGCATTTTCTAATGCTTCATTTACTTCTTCAACTGCTTCCTGCTCTTCAGTTGAGGTTTCTTCTGCAGAAGGTTGATACAATGAATAACCTTCAGGAATAGGAAAAATAGGACTGTCACCTAAAAATGGAATAAGTATAGATTGCCCACTTTCATTTCTATATTCTTTAAAATTAATACGTGCGTCACCCATAAGTCTATCAAAATTTACAACACTAGGTGCTGGACGTTCTATTTGTGGAGTAAGAGGACGAACACTTCTAAATACAGGTTCTTCGGGTGGCATTGGTAATATAGATACAGGCGGTTGTGCATAGGTAGGTTGTTGTGCTGTACGTGTGACAGTTGTTGGACGCCGTACAAATCCACCCTCTTGCATTTCTAATTCTTCACCAGTATCGCCAGCAACAATAATAAGATCAGCCATATCAAATGGTAGATCATCAGGAATAGTAGCTTCATCGCCATTACCCATTTGACCCATAGCTTCCATTTTCTTCAAACCCATTTTAGCTTGTTGACGTAATGTCATAAGTTTATCTAAACCAATATATCGAACAACATCTTCTGGAAAAACAAACTCACCTTCACTTACCATAGCAGGTATATCATCCCTTACACCTTTTTTAGTCCCACCAACGGGAACTTCATTTCCAGATACTTCGTCTACCTCACCGCCTTGATCATTAAGACCACCACGTTTAAATAGTTCCATTTGTTGTTCCATCATGGGAGTTCCACCTTTGTTAAAATTTAAATTATCACTACGTTTACGGGCAGCTTGCTCTGCTTCTTTTTTATTGCTGTGTGTACTAGTAGGTTTAATAAGACCAGCTTCCAACATAAGTATTAAAGTATCATCGTCATAACTATATCCGTTATGTATACTAGGAATATTAATCCATTTTCCTTTGTATTTAAAAGTAGTAGATTTTTCAGATACCATTTCACCTTCAGGTGTTTTATATACATCACGACCTGCTTGTGTTTTCTTTTCTGTTTTCTTTCCTACTTCACCCATTCTTTAAAACTTGATCCCTTAATAGTTTTAACCTACGTAACTGATATATTGCACCCTGTGCTCTATATATTATTTGCGTATTGTCTGTTTGTTCCATAGAACGATGTTGCTGGGCTATCAGCATATCTAAATAGTTACTGAACTGGTCCCATTGCTGGTGGTTGTTCACCAGCCCCTTGAGCTTGTTGAGGTGCTCCTTGTCCGTCATTTCCGCTAAATCCTTGTTCCTGTGGTGTTGGTACTTGTCCAGTACCTATCGTGCCGCCACCTGCTCCTGTAGGATCTGCTGGGTTTGCACCTGCAGGAACTGGTTGTGCTGGCTGCTGAAAGTCTTTCATAAGTTCAGCTTGGATTGCAGCTTCATCCATATTGTTGGTTACTTTGTCAGGGTCAAGGTCAAGAGATTTTGCAATCTCTCTAATAATGTATTGAAACTTAGCAAAGGGTGCTAGTGCTGGGCTAGATGCAATCTGCATAAATTGCATAAGTCTTTGGCTACGTACCTCATTAGCCATAAGACTTTCTGTTCCACGAGCTTTAACTTCCAAGTCACCTTTGATTGTAGGATCAAAGTCAAACTGCATATTAAATCTAAACAAACCCTCACCAAGAGGACGTAATAGATAATCATCTACGTTTTTGATTACATTTTTTATACCGCCTTGTGCGGCACCCATAAGCATAGAAATACCAGAAGCAGTACGACCCACCCCCGATACCCCAGTTTGACCGTGTGCAAAAGATGGAAAACCAGTAGACTCATCGGCTAATACCCTTGCTTTATCAAATAGCTGTAAGTTTTCTGCTGCAACATTTGGAAACTTTGTACCAAAGATAGCTTGGCCTGGGGCACCACCTTGTCTCCTAAATACTTTTCCTGGGTATACTGACAAGTCTTGGCCTGGGACTAAGTTTGTTTCATCTACCTCAATAAGAAGATTACCAGACAATACAGCATTGTCAACTGCCATTCGCATAAACCCATTCATAAGAGTTTGGGTATCATCCATATTTTCTGCAATACCTACCCCAAAGAATGAGTATGGG